ACCAGCCTCGCGTTGAATCTATATATACTAGAGTAAGCGCTTGGCCATTATTACTTAAAACTAAATCGTCTGTTGACCCATTAATTTTTTCTGCTCCATTAGAGTCGACCGTGACATTATTAGATGCCCATGTGGCTCGAGTATCAATTATAGTTACTTCCTCACCTACAACACCTGCGGGAAGATTGATAGTGATAGGGTCAGAAGTTGTATTGGCAAAAATTTGTGCACCTGCAACTGCAGTGTAAGGACTATTCGTGTCAGTAATGGTTGCATAACCTTTAGTTAATAAACCTAAAGACGTATCCGTTCCATCCGAATAAACCAATATGGTTGCTCCTGGAGGGATCGGTACTGGATTAGAAGAGGATGCCGTTAAAACACTTAAAGTACGATTAGAAGCTCCTCGAACTGTTGTATCCTGAACAACGTATACACGTTCAGCCGAAGCAGGCATAATGAATTGTCGATTAGCCGCTAGGGTTCCTGTTAGTTTAAAAAATAAATTCTTTCCATTGGACGTTGCTCCTTGGCTCAGGGTTAACGTGACATCCGCCGCTGCTACGTCTACTGCTATATAGCCACTGGATGCCTGTTCTAAAATTTCTAAGTTGGTATTGGTTACTGTTCCCCATAGCCCAGCTTTTTCACCTGTGGTGACTTTCTCTATTTGTAAATTTGTCGTGTACGTTGATGCCATAATTCTCCTATAAAGGGTCTATTGCTGTCCAGGTTTGAGTTACACCTGGATCAATCGGATTCCACGTTATCACATTCACATCCTCAGCGCCAGTAGAAATTGTAAGCTCACTGCCCGTTAGAACGACAGTCCCTGTAATGATAAAGGTGATGCCATTTGCATTTTGACTGACCGTAACAGCGTTACCTGTAAGAGTAACAGCCGCGTCTCCACTAATGGTAGGGCTTCCTTGGGAAACAGCAATTTGATTCCCTGTAAGAATAATGACAGCGCCTGTGTGGCCTAAGCCGCCAAAAGTTAATTCTCCGATAGATGCAAATCCTAACATAAAAATTCTCTAGTAAAAAGAGAGTGTCCAGGGTGATTGGTGGAGTCTGGACACTCCCCTTTTACTAGTATCATTTTTTAAACCAAGAAGGAAGTCCTAAATGTGGTCGCTTGTCAAAGATGTTCTCTTTAGCCCCAGGTGTCTTGCGATTATTATAATGTAAAAAGACTTGAATACATTCTTTACCTTTAAATTTATTTCTCCAATGCTCTAGTTTCATTCCACAATAAACCAGCATATCTCCTGGTTTAAGGTCAACTCTTATTCCTTTTAATCCTTCTTTTTCTGAAGGCTCTAGATAGAGTGGCCAGGGATCTCCTCCAAGATTCATCGTCGTAGAAATCTCACAACTAAATCTATCTTTATGCCTTTTAAGAACATCTCCATTTTTATAAATCCTCGCATAAGTATAGGCAGGATTCAGTTTTAATCCCGTAGTCTTTTCCATAATGGGTTGACATTTCAACATTAAAGTTTCCATGGCAATATCTGAATAGCAAGAATAAGTGTGTGGTATTTGTTCTTCTGCTCCTTCATAATATCCGACCATGACTTCGTAGGGAGAAATGTAGCGAGTTTTTCTACAGGTATCATACACCTGTTTTTTTATTGAAAAGTAATTTGCAACAAAGGCAGCTAAGTCTTTTGAAATGGCCTGGCGTATAATACAATATTTATTTTTCTTAAACATTTTTTGCCATCTCTTTAGGGATAGCCGTGATGTTCCAATGGATAAATCTAAAGGGTGCTTTGCCATGATCGACTGCATATTCATGTTCCATATATCCTGGAAAGATAATTAAGGTTCCAGGCTTGGGTCTAAAATGAACGAGCTCTGTTCCAAGAAAGATCCCTTTTAATTCTGGTTTCATTTTTAATTTAGTAGCTCTTGCTCCTGTTCTTGGTTCGTGAAAAATAGGGTAAGAAGTTTTTTCAGAACATTTTAAAAAATAAAAGCCTGATACATGTTGGTTCCAATGGACATGGGCTGAATGATGCCCTCCTCCTTTTTTAGAAAATTCTTGTACCCACATCTCAGAAAATATAGTTTGATATTGTTTCATATCGTAGCCATGATGATCTAAAAATTCCCAAGACTTTTGACCAATATAATTTCTTAAATCGATAAAATCATTATCCTTTGTTAAAGGTGTTGAATGCCATGACCTACCAAAATCACCAAAATCTTTTAGATATTTTTTACCCTCAGGCATTTTTTTGCTTGCCTTAATATATTTATCACTCGCTTTATTTAAGGACTTAACAAACTCTGGTTTTTCTTCTGTCCATACGGGTGTTGAAAAATAATGGTTTATATGCATGTCGTTTTGTTTAATCGAGTGTTTAAGTTAAAAGAAATAGCGTACTTTTCTTTATTAGATGTATTTCTTATTGTCTTATGTTTTAAAAAACTAGAAAAAAGTAAAAAAGAATTTAATATAGGTTTAAACTTTAATTTAATTTCAGGAAATAATAAAGTTTGTGGATGATCGTTTAAATAAATAATTCCTGAAAAATAATTAGGTTCATGCCCATGGTCATGCTCCTGTGTGTAATGGCTAAAACCTTCCTTTATCCCCCAAGCGCTCTTAAGATAGAATGCTTTTATATTTTTTAAAGAATCTAAATAATCAAAAATTGGTAATAGAACTTTTATAAAATTATCATTGTTAAAATATTTCCAAGAAGTCATTAAACCTCTTACATTAGTTTTAAAATTTTCATTCTCTTTTTCCTTAATTCCTTTATTAATTTCATTAATAAAATAATTAGAGTCTATATCTAATACTCCTTGAATAAATAAATATTCCATTTTAATTTTATCTTTAATTATTTTATTTATCCTCATTACTTAAAGGGATATCCTAAATGCCATACGACAAGTGAATATCTTACTCCTTGGGTTACGGGTTTAACTCGATGCCAAAGAAAACTAGGAAACACAATGATAGAGCCCTTCGGTAATATTTCATGTGCTTTTCTTAAATGTTTAGACTCATCTCTTTGAGGTGGATCGTATTGTCTAAAATCAAATTCTAATTCGCCACCTCTATATTCTGAGCCATCTGTTAATTGACAGGTCATCGATAGTTTTCTAATCTTTCCATTTGAAGGAGTTTTAGTTTTATAAACTGTGTCCCAACTATCACAGTGCCAATCATAATATTGATTCAGTTTATATTTTGTAAATTGACAAGACTCTGAAAAATCCCATTCAAAATTCCAGCCCGCTAATCTATTGGCTTGATGAACAAAGGGATGGATCTCTTTATAGATCCAGGTATCATTAAGCCATACGAGATCAGAATTTCTTTTATATTTTAAATTTCTAACTTCTTCTTCGTCTAAAGGTTTTTTAGTTAAATCTCTGTGTTGGCCATAACCTCCTGTAATCGCCATCGTATCTTTTTTCTCTAAAGCATATTTAATAACTTCATCACAGAATCGTGGCGTTAGTGCAGATTTAAAATACCAAAAATAATTAGTTAAATTCATGAGTAATCGTTAAAATAAAGTTAAGGGAATCCTTTTGATTGTTGGTGATATAATACATTTGCGTAGAAGGGAACATAATAAATGTGTTATTGGTTAAAGGCATGGTCCAACTTCTACCTGCTCTTCTATTAGCATCATAGTGGATTCTGACACTACAATCTTTAACATTCACCCCATATAACAAGGTGTAGTCTGGAGCATTTCTAAGGTCGACTGGATCTATGTTGAGTAAAGGAACAGAAATTTCTTGGGGTTTATAAACATTTCCCCACGTTTTTTTATTAATTAAAGAAAAACCATATTCCACATTAATATGTTCTCTTAAATAGGTATTAAGTTTATCCCATTCCCTTGAATAGGGAAATTCTTTATTGTGAATTTGTGATTTTAAAATGTCAGATTGAAGTTTATCTCGGTCTATTTCAAAACCTTTCGGCATCTCAACATCACCGTCATATAATCCTATTTCTGATAATACTTTCTTCTTCATGTCCATCATTTATAAAAGATGATGGCTAAAATGTCAATCTGATTAAAAAGATTTGATCTAGATCAATTATGCTTCGGGAGTTTCTTTATCCCAGGATTGGCCTTCTTCATTCCACACGTAACGAGTACCAGCTTCTCTTTCTTCATCAGTTAAATCATCTGGAGCATCACCAATGGGTGAATGCCAAGTCGCGGTTGTCGTATTTAAAACCCAACTTGCATACGGTTTTTTAGGATAGAAGATATTATTATCTTCGTCCCAAATAGCCCCTATACCTGCATAGTTTCCTCTTAATGCTTTAGAATCATCCCCTGATTTGTGTTTTCCACTTTGTGTATTGTAAGAGGTTTGAATCCACATTTGAGCAGGCCAGTTATTGTGTCTCTCTAAATATTGTTGTCCTACTGTTTCATCTTCAACGCCATCAGCGTTCAGCATATCTCCATTATTCAATGTTAATACTTGAATAACTTTTGAATTCATTCCGATCTTTGCAAAGTGTGCCATAATGTTCTCCTTATATTATACTTAATTTAAAATGTAAATCCATATTAATTATTGAAATTTGTACCTTATTATTACTATTCCTGAACCACCCGTTTGTCCAGTTCCACCAACGCACACTTTATTTCCTCCACCGCCACCACCTGTAAAACAGGTTCCAGCAACACCTGGCTGTGCAGGACCAGCTCCTGGATTACCTGCAGCTCCACCGCCCCCTATTCCGCCAGCTCCACCAGTGGGCATACTTTGCGCGAGACCTCCGCCACCTCCACCAGAAAAATAATAATAACTTCCACAATTTTGTCCTGATGTTCCTAAATTATTGGGTATTCCTGCTCCTGCTCCACCAACTCCACTTGTACTGCAGTGCGTTGCCGCTCCGCCAGCAACTATTCCTCCGCCGCCAGCGCCCCCCCCTTTTTCAGCCGAGGGTGAACCATCTGCTCCTGCTCCACCATTCGTACCTTGTGCTGGTGATGTTGAAGGAGTATTGCCTGATCCAACGGAAGCTCCACCTTCAGAAGCTGAACCTCCCCCTGAACCTCCTGGTCCTCCATCTGCTAATGGAGTTGGGGGAGCAATCCCACCTCCTCCTCCACCTGTTGATGTTATACTTGAAAAACTTGAATCATTTCCTTTTCTTGTTGATGGAGCACAACATTTAGGAGTTGCTGAACCCCCTGCTCCCACTGTAATGGGATAATCTTGTACGGCAGCCGTTATAGCTGCAACAGCAGTTGGTCCAGAAGTAGGGGTTAAAGGTGAACTTGGTCCTGCATTGCAATAAGTAGTTGCTGAAGCTCTCCAGCCACCGCCACCTCCTCCTCCTGATGCATTGCCTGGAGTAGTATCTGCACCGCTTGAACCGCCACCAGCTACAACCATATAATCCATTGTAGTTGATCCTGTTGGAGCTCCTGCTGAACAAACTGTCAAGGTTCCAGGACCTTTAAATGTAGCTATTTTATAATCGGTATCAATCGTTGATAAAGTATTACAAGCTCCACTAACGGAAGCTGCAACAAAAGTATTACCTGTAATGTTTTCTGTTGAATCAGCGGTAGTCACCCATCCTTGAGTGCCATCTATATATACTAAAGTTACAGATTGACCATTTGTACTTAAAATAGGACTTATAGTCGATCCACCAATTTTTTCTGAACCATTTGCTGCAACCGTTACCTTATTAGTGGCCCAAGTATCTGCATAATCCACCATAGAAACAATTGAACCAGCAGCTCCTGCTGGTAAATTAATTGTAATTTCTCCTGCTGTTGTATTTAAAAAATATCCTTCCCCTGTAACAGCCGTAATAGGAGAATCTCCTGTAACTTTAACGGTTGTTACCCAATCTACTGTTCCTGTTCTTCCAAAACCTGTTGCTGTCCCAGCGTTGGTAATTGTTGCACCCGAAGGAACAGTGAATGTATCTCCACTATCTCCTAATGTAACAGTTCCACACGCTGTTCTTGGACTAATTTTATTTACTTTTACTTCACTCATTATTGAAATTTGT